TTTTCAGGACATATCCATGGCACCATCAATATTCTAAAACCATCAAACTCTACAACTTTAGGTTTGTGATAGATATAAGGTTCATGTTTGCCATCGAACGTTGTAAACAATTCGTGGGCTGCATTGATTTCGTTTGTATTCTTGTAATACGTATCGTGGTTACCTACGATAAAATGTGAATCTATTTTTAAGTCCCATAAACGCAATAGAAATTTGTTTCTAAAATCATTCAGAGTTTTAAAATTAATAAACTTACGTCTATCAACTGTATCACCTAAATGAATTAGATTTTTGATATTGTTCTTTTCCAAATACGGAAAGAATATATCATCATAAAATTTGTACTGATATTTTGCAAACGCAGGACTATCAGACCTGACACCAAAGTGAGTGTCAGTTATAAGTGCAATTTTCATATGTCTACATAAAGAGTTCTAGCTTAGATTTACTCTTTGGTTTTTTCTTCTTCTCTTTTTTAGGGGTTTCATTAATAGGATTCTTTTGCATATACTCAACGTAAGAATTAGAATAGTGTTTGTCGTCACCTTCTTGTGTGTCGTATTCTTGTATTCCTTGTTTCTGTATTAGTCTTTGTTTAATCTCTGTTTGTTTTTTCTCTTTCTGTATTCTTCGAATAAACGCATAGTAGATTATTTGTGTAAAGTAAGCAAAAGGATTATCTGATTTATCTGGATTGAAATTTGCTACGTATTGTAAACAGTTCTCAATGCCATCTGAAATCATGTCATCTTTGTACGTGTAATTAATGAAATTCGGTCTGTATGATAGATGGTTTGCAATCTTTAAAAAACATTCACCCATATAATTTGTGATCGGCGGGTTGGGTTTACCCTTTGCTTTGGCCTTGTCACATTTCTCCTTAAACAGAACCATCTCTGCTAGAAACTTTTTATTATCAACATAATGTTCTGATTTCTTCTTTTTCATAGGCATATTATATCAGGTCCTTGTCAAATTGTCAATGGTTATTTCCAATTAATTATTGTGTCGTGTTCGGGTTTAATATCGTATTGTTCACAGTTTTTATCTCTCATATCTTGCCATCTATATCGTTTTGCATATCCAGCTGTCATCATCAATAAAGGTCTGTGCATCATATCTATTCCTAATTCTGTCCAATCTTCTTTTCTTCTTACAAAACAAATATTGTATGAAATATCGATATCATTTGCAAGTAATCCAGCACTTAAATTAGATGCAAATAAACCAGCCTCTAAACATGTATGATCAATAATTCTATGTACATATCTTTCGTGTTCTTCATCTGCAATATGTTCACCATTGTCAATTGCATGTTGATAGTATTTGTTTGGTGTGGCTAGTCTACTTTGTATTAAAAACAAATATGAGTTTGCATAGATGTGAGCATAGTAGGGGTTTGGTGATTCCTCTGCGTTAAGTGTTACATTTGAAACACCATCTGCATTTGAGTTAATATCTGTTTCTCTGTGATTTCGATTACACAGTTTCCACATCTTTTTCTTTTCTTCTACTTTGTCTGGTCCATATACATCTACACGATATGCCATCATGTTGTTTTTAGATGGTGTAGATTTCCATGCTTTGTATAGTGCCTCATCGATAAGTTTTTTGTCTGGATGTACATTGTCTTTGTATGAGACAACGTGTCTTCTTCTCTTTTCTAAGAGTTCAAATAATGGTAGTGTTTTTAAGTCTGTCATTTGTCGAATGTCTTTTGTGGTATTGATAATAAATTAAAATCTGTTACGAGATCGACACCTTTCCATATGTCAACATCGTTATATTTTTTAACTGAGTTGTAAACAACCTCTACACACTTCATCATTTTTTCAGTGCCATTGATTCCTGGTTGTTCATATTCTGCACACATTGGAATATATACCTCTGTTTGATAGAGTTGTTTTGCCCATTGAATAGCGCCTAATGTAGGATGGTCCATAACACAACCACCTAAATGACAACCACCCATAATAACTGTTGTGTGTTGTTCCCCTTTTGGGCCTCGAGCCTCAAATTTAAAGTTGTATTTACGTTCTAATTCTTCTTTGAGTTCTATAATACGTGTATCATCGTTTACTTCATGCCATCGAAATCCCACGTTTTTTGCCATGTTTTTAAGTTCTCTATACTTAGGATCAGTCCAATCACCGTCTTTATCGTTTGATACAATCATCACATCATCTAATTTAAACCATGGATTGTGACATAAAAATCTTTGGAGTTCAGAATATCGAAGATCATTCATAAAATCATCTCCCATTACTGGATTTCCATTGAAATGCATTAAATTTAAAATTATTTTCATTTTTTCCAATTTTTCCCTTGACAAGTCGGACTTTACCGTATATAATCTGGTATGTCCAGCTATCAGAGAGGAATATATTAAGCTAGTGCTTAGTTATATTACCACTCATAATATCCAGCAACTCTCTCCGACTTATCTTCTCTTTCCCTTTTTCGAGGGTGTCTTTCAAGTTCTTCATATCTTTTTTTAATTTAAGGTCTTCTAATTTTTCTTTTTTAATCTGGTCAATTTTTCGTTTTGTATACCCATAATATTCAATTAAATTAGAGTCGGCTTTAGCGATTGTTACTAGTCTGTCTCTGTGAATTGAAAACATATTGTCCGAGGAATGGACAATCCACTCAACTAAAGATATTTGGTCTATGATGTTTCCCATCTCACCAACATCTGTATGAGTTCTTACTTCTAATGGTTCGATCAGTCTAACGAATTTTGAATCATCTGCAACTGATAGATAACAGCATATCTGTTCACCTGAATCGATTTTGACAATTTTTAAATCTTCTGGCGTCATATAACTATTTATCTTTCTTAAACTCCAACAATATACAATGTGTGCCACCTAATTGTTCTTGTATATCGTAGTTTATTAAAGCCTTTTTCATTAATAATTCTAAATTAAACACACCTTTATTATTAAATGTTTTGTTCTTATCTCTATGATTATCACCACCAATATAATCGTGGAATACAACCTTAAAGTTCTTTGTAGTTCTTTTCAATATTTCGTCACAATCTATATCATTTAGTTGACCATCAATAAACAGAAAGTCAAAGTTAGCATGATCAGTAGATTTCCACCACTCATTACTTGTACAATTATATCGTCTTGCATTTAAACCATTATATACGAAAATGTCGTCTTTGTCAATGGTATGTAATCTTGCACCACATAATGCTAGAGCTGCGGTAGACTTACCAGTGCCAGTGCCAATCTCTAAAATTTTTGTCGCACCTCTGGATACATCTAATAAAAATCTAAAGTCTTCGTCTGATATCATTTAATTCTAAAGTATTTGTCTGTATCAAATTTTTTAGATAAACCAAATACTACTAACTCTCCTACACCTTTGACATCATGCATAAACTTAGTATGATGCAATGCCATAATATTATTACCTGACAATGTTTTTGAATCCAATATCTTTTCTGGAAAGTTGTGATCATGTAAAGTAACAGTGAGTTCACCTCTTGGCACCATAAAAATAACTGCGCTTTCTAAAGTACCTGGATCAATGTGTGGTCCTTGTAAATCTACAAACCCCTCATAGTAATCCCATACACCCATATATGGAAACTCATCATCAAACATTGTCTCTAATTCTTTTCTCATCTCAGCTGTATATTCGCTAAAATCTTCTCTCTTTTCATAGATATTCCACCACGTTCCATCTGACGTTTGTTTATTCTCATCGATAAACTTTGGTAGATTAAATTTTTCTATGTTATATTCTTGTACCGTACACCAATTATACATTTGCAAAATACTCCTCAGGAACCATATCCTTATCTGCCCCAAAAACTAAAAGATCACCTTGACCTTCTACTGAATGAGGATACACTGTGTTATTCAATGCAATGAGACCTTCTATATCAATCGTTTCAACAATCTTAGAATTTTCTTTGTCTTCTTCATGTAAATGTAATTTAAAATTACCAGAGATTTTTGCTACTACTGAACCAGTGTGTTCACCACCAGCATCTGTATGAATAGGACAATGAGTAAACTTCTCATCAAATCTCCATATACAATCGACAGGAGATTCATCTTCAAGTTTTAATCCAGTTGTTTCTGTGATTGATTTTTTAAGACCACGAATGTTTTGTAATACTGCATAATCGACAACATCAAACAATCGTTTTCTTTTTTCTCCTAATGGTGGAATAGTCCACATCTTAGAATTTGCCACTGACTTGTAAGTCCAGAAAGGTTCGTGGTCAAACTGTTCAGTATATTCATTACACATTACTTTCAAGTCGTCTTTCATATTATAATCAAATTTTTTATACCACAACATAATACTATTTATTTGAGTTCTACGTTATGTATTTCGTAGTTAAATTGTTCTTCGTTGTATATCTCAACTCTTTTGGCGAAGTGATCTAGTGTGAAATTTTTATAAGAGCCGATAGAAAGGTCATCAGCGATATCATAAACTGTAGCGCTTTGTTTTTGATCTCCAAGTCTTAACCCACGACCTATAGATTGTAATATTCTTATAGGGCTCTTGCTAGGGCTACTAAAAATAATGTTGTGTAGATTACGAATATTGATACCAGTGCTGAACGTCCCGTAAGAAGCGACAATAATCGTGTTGTCCAACTTTTCGGTAATTGCTCGTATTCTTTCTCTGTCATTTGTCTCTGTTCCTCCATAAACAAAAAATACCTTTCTTCCATCATTTGCTTTCTCAACAATCTCATCGTAGAGAGGTTTACCATGCTTTTCTACATACTGAAAAAGAATAAGAGTATTGCCAGTACAGGTACTGAGAGCGAGATTGCGAATAAAGCTGTTTCGTACTCGTTTCCCAACAATGTGCTCCATTTCTTCCAGATACGTTGCGCCTTTGATTTGCCGTCTATCTTTTTCATTGTGTTTTAAAACCAAACATTTAATTGTTAATTTACTTAATTGATTTTTGTCAATTAGTTTCTTAGTAGAAGTAGCACGATAGACAGTTCCAAAAAGACCTTCTAACACTAACTTATGCGTCTTAGTACCGTCAAGGGTACCAGTCGTACCAATACGATACTTCGCATTATTCAAAGCTGTCATTATAGTCGTCAATGACTTTGCCTTGAAGTTGTGTGCCTCGTCACCGATCACACAGTCAAATTGTTGGAAATAGTCTTTATCTAGT